TGTACCGTCCGGTACATGGACGAACACGCGGGGGCGGTGCTTGGATAGATCTGACATACGAACAGTTTACCTTCACTGAGCGCAATTTGCCTACCCAAGACGCTTCAAACCTTCCGCTCAGAGGCACAAAGACCGTACTCATTGATGCCACCCGTTTCGACCACCCGTGAATCTATGTAGCTCCACTCTGCATCTGAAATGCCCCATCGCCTACACAGGTCAGCATCCGCATACACTCCCGTGTACTCGATGAGATCAGGTACAAAGGCATAGTTCATACGATTCACATCCTGCGAAACGACTGTTTGCAATATCAGGAATCGAACAACCTTGGTAAATAAATATGACTGAAAAAACTCCGTCTCTCGGCGGGTCTTGAATGCCCCTGCCACGATCCAAGACTCAGTGCACACCTCACCGGGCCGGGCGACAAACGCGTTCTTTCTGTGATACATTCGAAGCGGCTTGGTAAAGTCCGTTTGTCCCGCGATCGGAGCTTTCGGAATCAGCAACTTCCATTTGTCTCGGAAGCCATTGGGATCCGAGACGTCGCTTTCGGCCGCAAATGCCCGGCCGATTCGCTGAATAAACCAGCATGGCACCCCCTCATTCTTGGGTTTGTAATTCGTCGGCATACCGAAGGGGCGGATTGAGGATACGCGGTCCCGTAAAGACCCTTTCTCAAAATCACCAGATGCAACGACTTTTCGAATTACTCGAACGCCATCGGGGTCACGGACGAAGATGTCAAACTCATTGAGTGCTCGGGCGATGGATCGAGTCTCGTCCCGCGAGACTCGCGTCACATCACAGGTGCCTTTGTGGCCTTGCGCCCAGAGGAAGTAGCAAACTCCGCCTGCTATGTTGACGCCGGGGAAGACATCGGACGCGGTTGGGAAATCAATCAGTTGGGACATCTGCGAATCCGAAAGCATGGAGTCCCGAAAGTCACGGAGGCCCATACCACCAGCAAACCACCGTGCAGGAATGACCATAGACAAGTACCGAGGCGAGAGTTTCTTGGCTTGCTCTACGAACAGGTGGTAGATCGGCTTTGCTTGCCGTCCTGATCCACCAGTATCGAGCTGGTATGGCGGATTACCGATAACTACGTCGAATTGCATATCACCTCTCGTGCTCCGTGCGCGAGAGTGAAGCGGCAGCGGCCAGTTCTATAAATGTCATCGGTGGGTATGTTGCCACTGGCCTGATGCGTTCATGCTTCGCAACGTGGGCAAACAAGTAGTCCTCGGCGCTCAACATGGACGATTGAGCCAGAGTATTGAGGTTGAAGTCTAGGCGCTGGAACTTACCTTTGCCGAGATAGTCCCACTCGGCAAAGGTAATCGGTTCGCCGTTGCGTTTACGCATCGTCAGCGTGTCGCCCTGAACGATATTCTGCGACAACACATAAGAGGCCGCTTGGTACAAATCCTGCGAGGCATCCAAGTCTAGGTAGTCGGCCAGAATCTCCAACAGGTTTGCGCGGCACTCTGCGATGTTGTCCGCCAACAACTCGATCCCGTAGATACACATCACGGCGAGGAGCGCGTAGTGTCGCTTCTTAAAATCGAAGTTACCGTATTTAAGTTCGACAGTAGCGAGCTTGCGCCGCAAGACCACGACAAGGAAGTTTCCATTTCCACACGCCGGCTCCAAAAATCGGGAGTCGATACGCTCAGATTCTTCATTGACGAGATCGAGCATCGCTTCGACTATCCACTGAGGCGTGAACACCTCACCGTAGTCCGCGACGCGCTGCTTTGATTTCACTGAATTAAGACGCCGGAAGCGGGGTTAACTGCCTTTCTTCCACTTCGTTGACGACGATTTCGTCTTCGACGGCGACCACTTCACCTTCGTAGACCAATACGAAGCCGAGAGCTTGTCCTTCTTGGCAATGCTCTTGGCGTGCCTGGCCTCGTAAGCCTTGCGCTGGCCCACGGTCTGATTGGTCTTCACGCCCTGCTGCCCAAAGCGAATCAGACGTACCTCATCCCCGTCCTTCGCCAGAACCGCGTGCGACTTCTTCGGATGACTCGGGGTCCGTTTCGGTTTGTTGTAGCCGGCGAACTTCTCGCCCCTGTACGTAATCGCCATTACTTCTTCTTTGCCTTCTTCTTGGCGGCCTTCTTCTTCGCTGCGCCCGACTCCATCGCACCGTAGCCTCCCGCCGCAGCCTTCTTCGCCGCAGCCTTGCCCTTCTTCGTGTATGGGTACTTCTTTCCACCTACCATCGGCATCGTTCAATCCCTCCGTTCATGACGTTCAAAACGCACATCTATAAGTATCGCAGTCAGAGTTAGTGCTACAAACATCCCCAATCGAGCCTTGGGAACAAACACTTGCAGTACAGACACCATTCGCAGTGCCGTATTTGTTCTCCAGACACTCTAGCATGATCTCCGCGACGCACTCTGCACCGGCATCATTCGGGTGGATGCCATCAAATAAACAGTTGTTGGTGTCACCGTTGGGACAACATTGTTTCCAATGCGACCAAGCATCGACCCAGTGATAGTCAGCATCTACGGAGGATAATGACTTCAGGTATGAGCGGATTTGGCTTAATTGATGATTATGCCATGTCCAACAGCCGGCCCGTGGGGATGAATTGAGCTTATCTCCCCTGACATGAGCCGTAGGGGTTGCGACCAAGACGATTTCGACCGATGAGGAGTCTACTGACGATGCAATGCCCGCAAAGGCGTCTTCCACGGTGGCCTGTGAGGCAGCAGCCATGCACACACCGGAACTGCATCCGGGGGCATTTAGACATCCGGTGAAACATTGAGATGTAGGTAGCGTGTGCCCCGCCAGACAAGTAGCCCCCTCAGCGAAGAAACTGAAGCTACAAGTGCCGTTACTACACGTAGTTCCGCCAAAGCAATCAGCATCGGTAGAGCATCCGCAATCGAAGTGACTAGTACAAGAAGTGCCAAAGTCGCCGGGGTTTATGCAATACCCTTCGAACACAGCCGGGTCATGACGCCAACCAGAACTTTTCGGACAATAGCAGGAATTACCTTCGTCGGAGCCACCATCGTCGTAGCAGTAACTATAGTTTCCTGATGTGCAGTATCCGCAGTCCGAGTTCACCGTGCAGGCAAGAGTGGCCGAGGCGTTAGCACAAGTCCCTGAACTGCATGGCCCTTCGTAATTACACGCGGAGTCAGGGGGGCAATCTGCGTTTTGAGAACAAACAACCCCTCCAACCGGACTAGCAATAATGAGGGGCTTTATCGTATTTATCCCCATCATGACCAAGGCAACATCGAGTTTCTTGTTTAAGTCTCCTCGCCGGGAAGAACAGGACAAATGCCCACTTGCCGATCCGTTAATGATGTTTGTTAAATTGTGCTCCAGGTCGCCTATGGTGCGACCGCCCTGAGCGCAATCATATAAATACTCTGGTTCAATCAATGGATCTACGAACCCACCGGACATGACATTGTTCAAACGACTGTTTCCGATGAATCCGACGGTCTTGAATCCGTCGCCGTTTCTATCAGGCAAGACATTCGGTACTAGTGGCTCAGGAAGCAGTATCAACGCTTCCGCTGATACTGCGGTTCCTCGGACCTGTCCGACCGACCCTGAGCGCGTGTGAACGCCTTTCCACTCCAATGCGTTAATATCGGTGAAGTCCCACGACGTAGCATCAGGGGCGGTAGCAACCGCCTCAAAGCACCCTAATTGGAACTCGGTATCGCCGTGCTCATCAACCGCGTAAGTTACGCCGGAGGACAAGTTGCTTCCAACTTTGAGTTGACACGTCACGTCCTTAACGGACCCAGATGAAGCGTTCGTATTATCTCTCCACGACCCGATATGAGTCACCAATGGGATTGCAGGGGTACTGCTCATGCAGTCTGAATCCGTGTCGCATGAAATATTCGACAAAGAACAAGTCCCGCTTGTGCAGGTGTCTGTAGTGCTAAGATTGGTAAAGCCTAGCGTCTCATCGTCGTTATTCGTGTTCGTAAAGATATACGATGTTTCATCATCCAATGCCCCAGAGGCAGCGTCATTGACGCAATCATAGTGCCCTGTCGCATTACAGCTTGTTGTATTCGACCAATTAACTGTGATGTCCGAATCCGGCACTAACGAAGCGATCCTGTAATTAGCGTTCGCTACACTGCATGAACTGTCTGTGATGACTATATCGTCCAGATAATACTGCCAAGCGTCCGTCTGGCCGTCTGAGTATGTTCCGAGGTAAACATCATTGACTGTTCTCACGTCCGTAGTGTTACAAGTGCTGCTCGGACAATCGGCATCTGATCCGCACGCATACCCCGCGTTTGTTCCGCCGGAACACGATCCTTGTGGCCGTGTTTGCTGACCGCGCAAATAAACGGTTCCCGGCTCTCCCACATACATCGAAACAGATACATCCCCTGCATCGCCAGCGGTATTGTCTTGCTCTAAACCGACCGCGTACCATTGATTTGTATTCAGTGGACCAAATGATGCATAAGCCGAATTGCCGTCAACGCAGGACGCTTCGCCTGCGTTTTCTTCATCGCAGTCAGTTGCCGCATCCGAACATTCGGTCCCGTCATTGGTTGATGTCTGACACTCCGCGCCATCGTCCTCGTAGTATGCCCGTACGCGATATGTTGATGACGTAAGTCGCTCAACGACTAAGATGGCCGTAGGATTTCCGCTTCCATCATCAAATCGGAGAACTTGTCGTCGTTGACTGGCAGAGGTGGGTAGCGTAGCCACGTTCAATTTGGCGTAAGCACATATTGTACTTTCGGAACTGATCCCGTCGCTGCGCTTCAGGTAGCGGGAAGCGGATGGCGTTGGAACGTCGTAATAAATCGAACAGGTATTCGTGTCATCACCGAACGTCGTGGTACTAACAGTCGGCCTAGGGCTACTACTTCCAGAAAACACCTGCCCAGTAAGCCACTCCGACGTAGATAGCCCGCCGCATATCTCATTCCCCCAAATGAAAGTCTCCGCGTAACTATCACCGGCTACTAGCAACAGTAGTAACGCAAGCGCGTTCAAATTAGCCCGCATTAAATATTTCCTCTAGGGTACAAACCCACGAAACGGTTCCTGCTGCTCCCGACGTAGTATCGTTGGCTTGGAGAGCAGCCGCGCTAAATGCAGTATAACCAGAGACATTAAACGAGTACCCACTCGCGGTTGATGTGTGAGAATCTACGTATAACTGCGTGGGCGTCCCGGAGAAGGCGCCATTAGCATTTCTCTGAAAAGCAAACGCGCCTTTTTCGACAAAATATTCACCAACTGTCGTGCCTTGGAGAGTCGCTGTGCAAAGATAATCAACAACCAAGACACCAGTAGCGTTTGAGTTAGTCCCGGTTCCAGCCGAGTAAATAACCAAGTTCCTGTTTGCAGTGCCACTAGATGTTTGCGCGACTGCTACGCGCCTTGCAACGTGCATAGGTAGGGTTGCCAGCGAGTAATCGACTTCAATGTGCTCCATCAGGCTTGAGTCGGTAAGGCTTGCACTAGGACTGATGCTAGTGGAGATTTTTCCATCTTCCGTTAGGTTATTATTATTTCGATAGCCTTGGTTGATGTCTGCGTTGGCAAGATCCTGTAACTGCCAATCATTCTCTGCGAACAACTTGCCTACAAAGTAGGTATCGTCCTGAACCTCTCCTGTATCAGCACCTCTCGTAGTGTCGTGCTGGATGCACCAATCACTAGCTGCACCTACGCAGAGATTGTCATTATCAGTCGCAACGATTGTCGGGATCTGGGATTCCAAGACATCCGTTGAAGTCGTCATCACTCCCGTCCCAGTAGTGACATCACACTCACCGGCAGTGCAGGATACTGACGCAAACGTACTAGCGAAATCCAAGATGCTCGCTGCACCTGCGGAAGCGTCTCCTTCTTCGATAGCGAGAGTAGAATTGAGCGTACCCGCTGAAATGCTCAGGCCTGTGCCCTCCAGGTCCGTCACCGCCTTGTCGTCCTGTGCAACAATCGCCCCCTCACTAAAGAAGTCCGTTGGGCTATCACCTGCACTAGCAGTCGAGGCAGTCGTAGCGTTCCCGCTCAAGGCACCTGTGAACGTGGTGGCCGAGAGGTTATCAGTCGTCGGGTCGTAGGCCAGTGCCGTGTCGATGTGAATCTGTTGATTTGATGATGAGTCTGTCTCTACGAAAGCCACGAACGTCGTAGAGTCAGTAGACGCATTGTCCACTGCTACGTTGGTCGCGTTCGTGGCTGAGGTAGCACTACCTACGCTGAGACTGCTCTGCGTGGCCCAAGTGAACCCGGCTGTTCCGTCATACGTAAGAACATCCCCACTCCCGCTTGGGGCATTGGTAGCAGCAAGATCCGCTTCCACGAGGCTGTCCGCAGTAATATTAATCTCGGGTGCCCATCCCTCGCCAGCCGTACCACTGACGGTGATGCGTCCGGTTGCTCCAGTAACATTCGCCACGTAGTTGCCTGTCGTGTCTGTTCCGAGTGCAACCGCGTTGGCTTGAATAGTAGTCACGCCAGCGGTCGTCATCGTTATGTCACCAGAAACATCCTCGGTGGGCACGAACACCGCTGCCCCTACGGTTTTACCTACGTAGATGTGGTCGTCATCGGTGTCCCACTCAATAACTCCCTCAGCAGTAGGGGCCGGAGTCGCGCTCTGAACCAGGGTGATTGCAGAAGTACCAATCGTCCCGCCGGCAATCGTGAGGTTATCTGCCACTTCGGCGTCCGAGATGGCTCCCGTAGCCAGTTGCAGAGAATCGTTTCCAGTGGCCGATATGACCACATTACCCGAGAAGGTAGATACCCCAGCCTCATCAATCGTAAGGCGCGTAGTGGGCGATTGAGAGCCGTCTGCGCTCGTTTTCAGTTCGATTGTGCCGGGCATATCGTTGTTGCCCGGAGTGTCCCCGACCGTGAAGTCGATTTCTGCGCTGATAGCCTCATCCGTGCCGTCATGTCCAAGCGCGTAGATTGTCAGAAGCCTGTCTCCCGACACTACGGCAGCGGGGGTGGCAATCGAGCCTCGGCTCCTGCCTCCATACATAACGGCTCCACGCGCAGCAACGCTGTCCTCGTGTCGGTGAGCTTCGATCTCAGCCACATTGGTTTCGCCGTCATCGGTAGCGATGGCAAGACGGGAGGTTGTAGCGTTGCCGTTGACCGCCATCTGATACTCGGTATCGCCAACCGTAACGTGATCCGTGGCGGTGAGTACGTTATTGGTCGCGTCGTAGACCAACCCTGGATCGGTGTGGATGGTCTGAACTGTTCCGCTCGGCTCGCCAAACATCGCAATCGACACGCTGGTATCCGCACCGATGGCAGAAGTGGTCATGCTCTGGACTTCCGCTGCACCATTGTCCCACGCAACATCTCCGTGGTCGGCATCAGCCATCTCTGATGCAGAGATACTGTCGCCCAAAGTGGGGGTCAGGGTGATGGTATCGGTCCCACTATCACCGCTGATGGTAATCCCGGTGCCCGCCGCGAAGGTCAACGTATCCGTCGTGCTGTCCGCTACCGGGTTGGTGCCCGAAGGCGTAGCAAATGTCTCAAACAAGTTCTGGTCGGCATTGTGGGCACCATCAGCGATGCTCGACCCAAGAGCCGTGTTCAGACCCGACAGATCGGTGATGTTGGTCGTTGTACCGCCCGAGATACGAACAAGGCCGTTATACGCCGAAACATCTGCCTCAAGCCCACCTCTTTCGTGAGCAAGGGTTCCACTGGCAATGTCCGCTGCTGTCAGTGGGCGATCAACAAAAGCCGACCCGTTATGGATAAGAACATCCCCAGAGGCCAGCGGACCCGTAACGGTTACGTCCGAGAGGGTACCGATGGTGTCATCCGTCAAATCATCGTCATCGAGTGCGCCATCATTGTTGGTGAACACGTCATCTACGTTGATCTGAGTCTCTAACTTAGTCTCCGTGTTCATAGCCGAGAAAACTGGGTCAGTCTCGTCTCCGTTCGTAAAGTGCGCCCCCGAATGAAACTCTAACGTGGCTGTGTTGTTATGCCCGACCTTGATTGTCTCTGCCGTGGTATCCCATTCAATCCGCCCATCTGCCGTCGGGGCCGTTCCGGCTTTGAGAGTAATGTCGGATGTTCCAATCGTTCCAGCGGCAATGGTCAACGCATTTGCGACCTCTGCGTCTCCTATCGCATCATTCGGAAGTTGAACCGAAGCATTACCCGCGCTTGTCGTGACAGCGAGGATTGATGTGTTCCCATCGTTCTCAACAGTCAAGATATTTCCAGACTGAGCATTACCGCCCGTAATGGTCAGATTGGTGGACGTGGTGCCATCAATCGTGTCCCCAGTGTTCAGTACAAAGACATCAGCAATGTCGAGCGTAACTGCTGCTGTTTCCCCACCCGAGTTCGCTACCGTGACTTTCCCGTTTCCGGCATCGGCAATAGTCGCAACGTAGTCACCCGTCGTGTCGGTACCGAGTGCCACCGCGTCGGCTTTGATAGTCGGATTTGGATAGTTTCCGTCCAAATCACCACCTGCCGCAGCGGTCGCTCCAAGTTTCTCCGAATCCAACTCGTTCAGAGCCGCCTGAACATCAGTCGCCTCGATGTTACCGGCAGCAGTGTTGTCAATCTGTGCCGCATCGTAGTCCGAGGTATTCGCGGTCACGGCTCCAACCCGACCGTGTACGCTGGTTACTCGGGAGCCTGCTCCAACTCGTGCCCAAGCCAATCCACCGTCATCTTCGCAGATCGCCCAGTCACCCACCTCCCACTGCGTCTCACCGTCGAGATTCGTAGAACCCGCTGTCGAGACGACGTAGTAGTTGCCTTCATCTCCCGGAGAGGACTGGCACCCTGTTGTGGTCAGATTTGGACTGTTCGTGTTGGCGTTCCAGGTGCCGGCAAACTTTACCGACCCAACCACTGAGTCAGGTAGCTGTGAAACCGGCACCTTTGCGGACCCATCCAAGGAAGCCACGCCATTGGCTACTCCCTTCTGGGATGTGGGCACCAGAGTGGTCCCTATGCGCGTTTCCAGCGCGCTCAGGGACGTTTCTGCGCTGAATACGGGGTCAGTCTCGTCCGAGTTCGTGAAGTGGCTCAGATCGCTGATATCGGCTTCTACGAGGGGGCGGTCTACCCACTCAGTCGCGGTAGAATCGTACATCAACGCATCCCGGTTCTGGAGTGGCCCGGTGATGTTCACGTCCGACAGGGTATCAAGCCCGACCGTAGCGCAGGTCAGATCCCCTTCCTTGTCGATTGCGTTGGCAAACTCCCCTGCTGCACAGTCAGTTGGGTCAAGAGACAGTCTATCCGCGAAGTCGGCTGTTCCAGTGAGATTACCTGCAAACCCGGTGGCGGTGAGTACGTTAGACGTGGCGTTGTAGGTGATGCCCGCGTCGGTATCCACGGACAGTGAACCCGTCGCATCGGTGGTTAACGCGACGAAAGAAGTCGTATCCCCGCCAATGTCCGCTACCGTAACTGTTGAAGCGAGAGTGGCTTCGTCAATAGTGATGTCGTTTGGAATATCGTCATCAACAATTGCTTCACACTCTGCAACCCCCGCCGCTGTAACCCCTACAGCAAAATGAGTCGCAGTGACACAATTAGCCGGATCACTTGCTAGAGCGGTAGCAGTTGAAGCATTACCGTTTACATCGCCTGTGACGTTACCAGTTACGTTCCCTGAGAGATTCCCGGTGAACGTGGTTGCAGAGAGATTATCGGTGGAAGCGTCGTAAGTCAGTCCTGCATCGGTATCTACCGACAGATCCCCAGTTGCGTCCGTTGTCAGGGCAACAAAGGAAGTTGTATCGCTTCCAATATCCGCAACTGTAACCGTGCTGGCTTTTGTCGCAAGATCAATAGTGATGTCGTTCGGAACGTCAGCATCGACTAAAGCAACACACGACAAATCTCCGTTCTGCCCAATCGTGTTCGCAAACTTATTCGCCCCACAATCCGCAGGATCTAAGGAAAGGTTATCCGCGTAATCCGCTGTACCAGTAAACGATCCCGCAAACTCTGTAGCAGTCAGTACGTTAGTCGTTGCATTGTAGGTAAGCTCCGCGTCTGTTCTTGCTCCCTGGTTGCCAGTCGCACTATCAAAGAAAGCAATCGAAGCTGTCGTATCTGATGAAGCTGTGACTGTGACATTGGTTGCATTTGTTGCCAAGTCAATAGTGATGTCATTCGGCACTTGGGCATCCGTCACGCTGCCCGTAACGTCCGTGAAGGCAGGCTCATAGCACCCTTCGACAGCCCCGACCTTATCCACCCCAAGGGGGATTTCCCCGGCATTACAATTCGCGCCGTTATTAGAAAGACTGTCAGCGAAGTCTGCGGTTCCGGTTAAATCTCCCGCAAACGATCCGGCTGTAAGTACATTATTCGTGGCATCGTAGGTAAGATCCGCGTCGGTCTTCGCGCCGAGACTCCCCGTTGCACTCTCAAAAAATGCAATCGAGGATGTTGTGTCAGTTGAGGTTGCGACCGTCACTGTGGTCGCTGCACCCCCTTCAGTAGAAGATGCAGCAAAAAGACAATTTACTGAGCCATCAAGACAAGTCGTATCTACAGTATGACTGCCAGAGTAGAACTCTACAGTCCCGCTTCCGTTTCCTACTTCGATCCTCTCGGTGGTTCGGTCGTACTTTATCTCGCCATTATCGGTAGGAGCAGCACCATCCGCGTCCAATAGGACGATAGTATCGTCATCGAGGGTACAGGTATCGGTATCGCAAGTGGTGTTGGCGATTGTCGTGTCGCCGGATGAGCAGTCCCCACCCGCCGCGACCAAGTTGCCACTACCATCAAACCGGGCACACCGGCTCGCCGTACCGCCCGTGACTGTATCTCCAGTTATGTCCACCGTGCAGTTGGTATTGGAACACGCATCCGGGTCCAGTTCTGCGGTAGTGTCTGTACCAATGGTCAACGTGGACAACCCAAGCGTGACTGCTGCGCCTTCTGATCCAGACCCCGTGACCGTTACCTTACTTCCCGCTCCAGGGGCTACGGTAGCCACGTAATTGCCCGTGGTGTCGGTGCCGAGCGCAACTGCATCTCCTGCAATGGTGGGATTGGGATACGTTCCAGTGAGATCCCCTCCTGCGGAGGTTCCCGCCAGGGTCGTATCTACGGTGTGAGCACCGGGATAAAACTCAAGGGTTGCATTGCCATCATTACCAACCTTGATGCGGTCATCCGTCGTATCCCACTCGATCAAGCCATCTGTGGTAGGAGCGGTACCCGCGTTCAGGGTGATTGCACTGGTTCCGATAGTCCCGCCGGCGATTGTCAGGTTGTTGGCCACGGTGGAATCGCCGTGGTTATGAGAATCGTTGTTTACGGACGGATTCGGATAGGTGCCCGAGAGATCCCCTCCCGCTGCGCTGCCTGAAAGAGTCGTATCAGTGTCCCCAGCAGAACAGTCGCCGGATGCAGCAACAAGGTTTCCAGAACCATCGAATCGAGCACACTTGCTCGCGGTTCCGCCCGTGACTGTATCCCCAGAGAGATCGACTGTGCAGTTAGCGTTCGTACAAGCGTCCGGGTCGATTTCTCCATGCGCTACATTGGCGTTTTGTCCGGTGTGGGTGTTCAATTCCGCTTGAGTCGCGGGATCTACGTACTCAAAGGCAGTGGTTCCACTGTCTACAATAACCGCGTAGCCCGCCGTAGGAGTATTCGCACCATCATCCAATTCATCCGTACCAACAACATCGGTTCCGACCGATCCTGCCACGCCACACGCACCACTGGATAGGACTACAGACCCATTCGTGTCCATCTCCAAACAGGTCGCTGACCCAGGTGCCGCAACGCTGGTGGTAAGGAGCTTCGTATCGGTATCATCTGCGCGGACTTTAAGGCTTGTAGCGATCTCAGTCATCGCATCAAGCGCATCCGCCTCCAACCCTGCGGCAGAGGTCGCTGCACCGCCCTCCGAGGACGATCCCGCGAAGTTACAGGTCACTCCTGCATCAAGACAGGTGGTGTCGGTATCAACCGTGTGGGCACCCGAATAAAACTCTACAGTTCCGCTTGCGCCGTCACCGACCTCAATACGCTCAGTAGTTCGGTCGTATTTGATCTCGCCATCCGTGGTGGGGGCTGCACCATTGGCATCGAGGAGGACTATCGTATCGTCGTCGAGCGTACACGTATCGGTATCGCACGTCGTATTGGCGATAGTTGTGTCTCCCGACGAACAATCCCCACCAGCGGCCACAAGAGTGCCAGAACCGTCAAAACGAGCGCATCGACTTGCAGTACCGCCTGTAACCGTGTCCCCCGTAATATCTACGGTGCAGTTTGCGTTCGTACAGGCAGCAGGGTCTTGTTCCGCCGTGGTATCTGTTCCCAGCGTCCACGTAGCGCAATTCGTCTTGTCCTGCTGGCAATATGTCTCGGTAAGTTCACCGTCATCAATGAACTGCCCGAGCAGAGTCACTTCTCCGGTGGCGTCGGGGAATGTGATGATTTTGTCCGTCGTGGTGGATTCGGTTACGCGGAAACGTGTCTCCGTTGAGTCGGCTACCGGACCCTCGCAGACCCATCCGCCGTCACTCGTGCCCTCGTTCGAGAACACACACTCGTCTGCCCCGAGAGCCGGTGATGCGCCCGCATCCGCGTAATCGAACTGCACGTCGTTCGCGTTGACCGCAATTCCAGTCCCCGCCCCGACAGCGAAGTTTCGCGTAGCCGAAATATCCCCGCCCCCGGTCAGACCATCTCCAGCCGTGACCGATACCGCCGTATGGTCTACGTGGATGTCCGTGTTGCCCGTATGCGTATCGAGTTCTGCCTGAGTGGCGGGATCGACATATTCAAACCCAGTCGTCCCACTATCGACGATAACTGCGTACCCCGCCGTAGGGCTGTTTGCGCCGTCATCCAGTTCATCTGTGCCCACAGTGTCCGTCCCTGGGGTACCGCCGCTCCCAGTGCCGCAGGCGGCGCTAGCAAGCACTACAGAGCCATTTGAGTCTATTTCCAGGCAGGTGTTAGAAGCAGGCGGGGAGATGCTGGTGGTCAGGAGTTTGGTGTCCGTGTCATCCGCCCGAACCTTCAGGGTCGTAGCGATCTCAGCCATCGAGTCGAGGGCATCGTTCTCCAGAGCGGCAGCAGATGTGGCTGCCCCGCCCTCAGCGGAGGCGCCCGCGAACAGGCAGTTTACCCCGGTATCGAGGCAAGTGGTGTCGGTGTCGCCGGAACTGCAATCCCCACCGGCAGAGACGAGGTTGCCGGAGCCGTCGAATCGGGCACAGCGGTTCTGCGTGCCCCCTGTAACCGTGTCATTGGCAAGGCTGACCGTACACGCCGCGTTGGTACACGCCGCCGGGTCTACCTCGCCGTGCGCGACATTCGCGTTCTGCCCCTCGTGGGTATCAAGTTCCGCCTGCGTTGCCGGGTCCACGCACGAGCCATCCCCGAGTTGGACATGAGTCGCTGTAGGGCAATCGACCGCTGGCCCGGTGTCTGTCGTATGGGAAAGGTCCGAAATGTCCGCCTCGACCAACAGACGGTCCACAAAGGCGGAAACCCCGTCGTAGACCAGTACATCGCGGTTCTGAGGCGTCCCGCTCAGGGTCACGTCCTGCAACTCCCCGACCGAATCGTCGGTCAGATCGTCGTCCGTCAATGCCCCGTCATTATCGGTGAAAACGTCGGCAACATTGGTCAACTGAGTCTCTAACTCAGTCTCCGTGTCCATCTCCCCGAAAACCGGGTCTTGCTCCAGGCTGGGAACCTCGGTGTCGCGGGCGAGAGTACCGTCCGCGTTACAGGTCACATCCCCACTGGTCGGCGTACAGGTGATATCAGTCCCGCCGGTCACGCTCGACACGCCGGCAGTCACCTCCGACCCAATCGCCTGCCAAGTGTTATTCGTCCCACTGGTGATAACGCATTTGGCAATGGCGCTCCCAGTGCTCGCCGTCGGATCGCAGTCCTGAGAGTTCAGGGCATCCGTAATCACGCACTCGGTATCGCCTGCACGGTTCGACCGTGCCGCAAATGTCGAGAGTTGGGACTTGGTAACAGGCCCGGAACAGTTGGTCCCGCCCTGCTCACTTGTCAGTTGAGCTACAGCGGGCGTAGAACCCGCCAAAAACGCCGCGACAGCCAATATTCTGAGCAACATGGAGTCATGTTACCGCTTAACTGCATGGACGCGCTAGCAGCCGCTTACGGGCTTCTGAGGGGCGTTCTGGGGCTAGTCCTCGTCGTAACCGAGGTCCAAGCCCTCCACGAGCAGGAACAGCCTCTCCAACTCCTGCCCCTCGGGGAACCCACGCCGGAACGCCGGGTACAGGGCACGCCGGAACTCCGTCAGCAACCTCTCAAGAGTCTCCACCTGCTGGTCAAGGACCAAGGACTTCAATTCGGCGGCGCGGAGACGGCGATGCAGTTCCTCCACGTCGGCTTCAAGATTGGTAACTCGTGATCTCATCGTCGGCATATCAGTACCTCAGCCAAATAAAACGCTCTCATCGTCAATCTCCTTACTCGTCACTCAGGCCCAAATAGGCTGGCAGCAGGTTGGTCCATGTACACGACGGACTCGTCAAAGTGTCAGGGAGTTCGCCCGACGTAACAGTTTCGGTGTGTGTGCAGTATCGCCCCTGATACGTACTTGCGTGCATACTGACAAATGCCACATTCCCAGTGCTTGTGGTCACACACATCCAAACGTCTCCTGGCGGAATGGCCGCAGGCGTAGCGTTATCATTCGAGCAGTTCAGACTGCCAGTTCCACTGCTCGTTGGCACTGTGCATTCAAAATACTGAGTCTGTCCGTCCGCACTGTATGTCCCCAACTCTACAACTTCGGATACATCAGTCCCAATTTCGAGAACAAAATCCATCGTGTCTGCATCGGCAATGCGACCGGGGACAAACCACTTCACACAATACGCCGATCCTGCCGTCTCTTGCGTTGATGTTCCATTAAAACTGGGTGCCCCTGTCTGGAACTTCGTCATGGTAGTTGCAGACAGACCCGTGGGCGGGTTCAGGAACTCACACACTTCGGTGCTCCCGTCGCAGGCAAAAATAGTGTTACTGGGAGCGCCATATACTCGGAAGTCTACGTCCAAGTTTGAGGGATTGATGATAACGGTCTTGGTTCCACCCGCGTTACTGCTCCATTGCTGTAGTCCGTTATAACTACCCCCACTTTTGACGAGGACGTCTACCCTGCCGTCCAGTGAACCGTTGTCGGTGTCCATCGCCGTATGCCTGATCTGAGCCACACCCACCTCGGTGCCAACGCTGTTGTCTGCCGTAAGCTCCATATTGCAGAACGTCCCATCTACTCCATCTCCATCGCAGCCAAGACGAGCGTATGTCGCGTTCCCACCTGTATTACTATAAGCCTGTAGGGCGTTGGCTACCGTGGTGTCGATATTGAGAACCCCGCTCATCGTATCGCCAGTCTTACTCACGTATGTGCCACTGGTATTGTCCGTCCTAGATATTTCTCTCCAGGAATTCCCATCCAGCCACAGATACAGAACGCAATGGGCATTGGAACAGGTGAAGTCCTCACCATTGTTCAAACGGATACTCGCGCTTGAAGCCACCGTAACGTCTGTGCTCTGAAGACGAACCAAGAGCGTCTGACCGCTGATTCCATCATCGAAGTCTGTTACGACTGACCCTGCGCCGTAGGTCGCCAGATTGATTTGCGTGCAATCGGCAACGGAGGGCGTCAAGTCATCAGAGGCCGCAGTGCATTCATTCCCAATGTCTTTCATCCGAACCGGCGCAATATCCTCAGTGGTGAGGTCGATAAACTCCATCGGCTCCGCCTCATTGAACTCGTGACGAAGAACCCCGGCGGTGCTCATCGTCTTGCGATACCGGCACGTCGATAAATCATCGTCGCAAATCGAACCCGAGAAAAATTGCTTCTGCGAAGCGTCGCGGATCTCGGCACCGGGATAGTTTGCGATATTCTGTACTCTCAAGCCAGAAACTCCACTCCCGCTGCCATTAACAAAGTCGTTGGCGATAGTTCCGCGTATATCAACGTCGAGATTGACAGTCATCAAGGAGCACCCCGTTGCCAGTTCGATACCTGTATTTCCGGTAGCACTGACGTTAGTGCTTTCGACGTGCAGGGAACCAGTTAGAGATCGAAGCGTTCCTTCACAGTAAAACCCAATCGAATCGGTCTGCGAGGGGAACAAAATCACGTTATCGAACCGCGAGCGATATATGCTGGTCCCTGCCGACACTCCCAATAGAATTGGTTGTGTCGCAGCCGCCGCCGCAGCAACAATCTCGACGTGCTCAAGATGAGTTGATGCAAAACTTGATGATGTGCCGCTGATTTTTTCAAACGAAATGCCGTTATCGCAGTTATGGATACGGACATCCTCTATCTTCGTCGCCTCCGTGAAGCCTCCGCCTAATTGCAGTTTGATGCCTGTGTCGAAATCCTGGATGTAAAGATTACGGAGAGTCTGGCTGTTTGAATCTTCGATGCGGATGGCGTTGCCCTGCCCCTGTGTTCCCGCATTGTATATCCGCAGCCCTTCAATGACGTGCTGCGGACTGTTCACCGCCTGACCAACATCTTCAATAGCAAAGACATCGGATACTCCGACTGTGGCATCAATGGCCGAGCCACCACCCATGATCGTTATCGAGTGCGTAGATGGCAGCGAAATAGTAGACCCTATACGCCACGCATTGGTGCATCCGGGGAAAAAGATAATATCGCCTTCCTCCGATGCCGTAATGGCAGAGTTAATGCTTGATGCGGCGTCAGTGGAGCCATCGCACACGGCCCCGTAATCCCGAATGTCCAGCACATTCCCGCCACTCGCTCCACCGCACGAAGACGACTGCCACGCCGCTCCGCAGTAGAAACACGTCACCTTGTCCGTCCCGCCACCCGTCGTGCAGTCCGTAGCCGATGCCCCGTCTGTAATCGTACAGACCGTACCAATCGTCGGGGACATTACCCCGAGCCGTGCAGCAGTGGCCGGCGTAGAACACCCTGTGCCGCCCGCCTGAGTGCTCTGCTGTGCCCATGCCTGGGACGCCCACAACAGTAGCGCAATCGCCGTAACTAACTTCTTCATATCGTCTGCCCCGCGTTGTGATAATGGATCGTGATGGTCATGATTTGACCTGCTCCAGATGGGGCTGCACCCGTTCCGACCAACTGAACGCCACACGTCCTTGCTGTGCTGTCGAACACACCCATAGAATCCCCCTTGCCCTGCAACGGGATAGATCCGTTGAGTCCTGCTATTGAGTTCATGTTGATGGTCGCCATCGCGCCTTGAGTAAACAAGGGGTCCACAACGACGGCGTATGCGTCCTCGTCCCCAACGAAGCCAACCAGTAGACGGTAATCACTTGTCGCTACTACATTGGCGTTCTTCACGTTGGTGTAAACATCCACCGAAGTGATGATTGCACCAACTGGTAAATCCGTGAATTGGATAAACGTGTTGTAGTTAGATGAGGTAATTGCGACTTCTCGGCAGATCGCCTGCGACAATCCAATCGGAGAGAAGTTGTAAACCGACGAGTTCGTCTTGTTCACCTCAACCCCTAGTCGATGTCCGTAGAGCTTGTCGCCCCGAAGCGGCTCGAACTCTAGCGTTGAGTCGTATGTATTATAGGTTCCTCCAACCGGAGGAGATGTCACTGTCGGTTTGTCTCCTTCGAGCAATGATTCGGACGATCTGACAATAATCTCCTTGTACGGACCAAAGGTTCTACCCAACGCCCTTGCTCGAACCCGCACGATATCATCAACATCGGATGGCAGATCAAACACGATTGGGGCTGACAACGTGGTTCCTGTCACCTCATCGCCAATGGAAATCCACTGAAGCGTTGAAATAGGGTCTTCTACTACTATGAGGAACGAGTAGTCACCTGATCCGGCGAAGATAGAACTGAATGGAAATGATTCGACTGTCCCATCTTCAATGTTGAGGAACGCATCCTGGCTTTTCGGCACAGGGCCGATGCGCCGATTGGTATCCAACGAGGCCGCATCCTCGTTGTGATAAAACCGAAACTCCTTGTCGATTTGTGAGGGTGGAGATTTTGTCTGATCGGTGAAAACTGTTCCACGGAATCCGGTATCAACTGCGTACGACGCTCCCCATGCTGGGATATTAGTGTGAGTAGTCGTAAAACTTGTTGCGGCTCGCCACGAAACGAATATGAAACCAGAACTCGTTGTAACCGTGACCTGAAAATACCCCGTGAATTGATTTGCCGTAAGTCCGCCAGCATCCGGCAAATCAGAGATATACAACCAATCCCCAGTGTTTATCGGAACGACTGCCGAGGAGGGGAAAACCAGACTACACCACTCATTAGGGTTAGTGCCCCCCAATGCAAAGTTTCGAGCAAGAAAAGAAACCGTCTCGCCCCATACTGACCCAATCGTTCGGACTTCAGGGATACAAACTAACTGATCCCCGTCATCGAATGTCCCTCCCCCTGTCGCGCTGGTTTTATACAGAAGGTAATCGCTTGTGCAGTAATCTACGTCATACGCGAACGCCCCGTTGACTGGTGCCCACGATACGTCGATAACCCTGCCGTTTACTGGGCCTCGCAGGGAAGCCGTTACAAAGTCCAAGACTGGTACATCTGGCGTTGATTCAAGAACCTCCGTGGTTGTAGGCGGAAGGCTTCCTGTGCCGTCTACAGTGTGAACCCGCGCATCATCTACGATGGTATCGACATCAATAAGTTCTGCGTTCCGTGGATCAATTCCCGAAACAACGCACTTCTTGTTGAACGATAGCGTCCTGCCGAACATGAACTGAGTGCGGTCACGTCCATCGGCGTCCGTATTTATCACTCCGTTCAGTCCTGTGGCCGATTCAAGGTCCGTGTTGCTTCTTATTTTGGTATCGTCGCCCGGTATTCTAATGGTAGACGCGAAGCCAGGATCAGGGGCGGGCTGTCCCTCATCGCCTTTGAACGAGAAGGTGTGCTCCCCACCCAGAGTCCAACCGAGCGAGCTATCCAACAGGAAGACATCCCCATTCGCCACGTCTGTGGGGTCCATCTCCACAACAAGGGAATCAATCTGCGTCACATCCCCGCCAGCGATGTCGTAGGTGATCTCCAGTGGGGTCCAGTAATCCTCGCTCAGAGTCGCGTATCCACCCGTCACGGCATTATTGCCCGTTCCGTCAGGGTCAAGTTTGTAACGGACCTTTTTCCCCACTGTCTGGGCGTTTCCCGCCTTGGCGTAGGCAACGAAATACAACCCGGCTCCCTCTGCTGCCGTCAATGGTCCAGCAGTTATCGGGATACTCACGTGCTCGATTCCGAATGTCGTATTGGTGCTCGATTTCGTCAGTTTGACGCATCCCTCGCCTAGATGAGCATCGCTTGTTTCAGCAACAATGGTCGTGCTTGGACCTACGGCGATCCAAGCCGCAATATCCGTGGCTGTATCAAACGCGCCATTGTGGTCAATCGGCGTTCCACGCCAGTCAAGGATCTGGTCTGTAGTAATCGTGTATGGCCCTGATCCTCCATTATCGTCATAGGCGATTACGTCGCCGGCCTGCCCCCAACCCGGTATCGGGTGGTTTACTGTGACGACCTGCGTTGGGAGTGGAATCAGCCCTTCATACTCCGTCGAGAACTTCACCTGTGTACGTCTGTATCGAGCATCAGCGGTCAGATAACGTGCTTCCCGCCATGCATGGTCGTAAGTTTGAATCCCAGGCAATCGAACTGTGTCGATGTTTGTCTCGTTAGGGTTTTGGTCTTCCAAGTACCCATCCACCGTGTCCATGTTCCATGTGTTCTTGTTGAAGAACTCGACTTGGACCCATTTGGGCAGGTCTGTCCTGTTCAGGCTGTAAGAGACTTGAAGCGATTCCCTCGCAATGTTTCGACTCGAAAACGCTGCCACCGGGAGCGTCTGAGGCTCATCCCTGACAACGGTCCATTTGCCAAAGCTATTCAGGAGCTTCAGGCGGTGAACGCGAAGGGTCTGTGCCACTGAATCCAACCACGTCCCACGCTGGTCAAAGTAGAAAGCGTGAGTGTCTGGCAACTTGGCAACCGCTGGTCCGCCTCCTGATGGGGTAAGCGCCTTTCCGCCGTGAATGGATGCGTAGTGTGCCCACGTATCCAGGTCGATCTGTGAGTCGGGGATACCCGCTCCGTAGAACGGGTCACGCAGCATATCGAGCGCGTGCCACACCCCGCTCTCAGTCTTCGTGAAGTATTGTGGGTCTACGTCGTAGTAATCTAACGAGAATTGACCAATCAACGCCGGCGTAATCGTATCGCCAACCGCAACGGTATCCCCTGTCACCGGATCTGCCGGAATCGTCCGATGGACAGCGGAAGCATTATTCGGGTCGGGTTTTATCTTGTAACCGGGATTGTGCGCATAGCCAGATACGCCGTCATGACTGACAGAAATGATTGTGCCGCTTGATCCCCCCGCATCCGGCCCCACATCTAACGTAGGGTTTGCGGCTTGGATATCATCATCCTCGGTGTAGACCGCTGCTGTCGCTATCTCGAACGCAATAGAGTCCTTTGATGGCAATTCTGTGATCGTGTGGGTTCCGTTTGGACTTATCGTACCAACCGCGCCAGTCGCATCCTTCAAGTTCGACAGACCGGCTAGAGTAAACTTCTGACCGACTGCCATATTGTGATCGGTGAACGCCAGGACCACCCGCTTAGACCCAACCAAAGTCTTCAAGGGATCAACCGCCAGCGCAACGGGAGTTCGTGTACCACCAACGTCTACGTAAACGGCTTGCCCATATGTAGGTAGAAGCCTGTGACATACGAAGGACAACTCCCGCGAGTTCTGAGAGTTCAAGTTGGCAGATGCCCTGATTTTTACCTCAGCGACCGTGCCGTGATTGTACGACCGTGCTGGACCATCAACCTCAGTCAATCCGAAACGAAGACCCGCCCACTGAATACGATCATCCGCTACGTTCGTATCTTCGTCGTAAACTCCATCTTGTTCATATGGGTCTTTGCCAGTAGGGGATGTTCTCCGAACACGAACTTCAAGGTACTGTGGCCCCGTCCAAACGGCTCCCGTCGGTTGATTCGCCCAATACTCATTGTTCTTTACAACGCTTTCTAGCTTGCCCGCACTGCCCATGACTGGCGATTTCGGCACGTTCAATACATCCGCGTTGATTGTAATTCCTAGTGGGTTTACCTCTGATGCTGGACCCCAAATGGGATGCGTAGACCAATGAGACGCGACCACTCCACGCGCACTACCGAGGATGGTGCCAGATCGCTGCCTCCCCAGCGCAACTGTGAGATTTGCGGGTTGGGGATTGTTCTGATGCTTCCATTCATGGAATATCGTTTCCGCCTCATACCAATGAGAAAGCGGATTCCCTGTGCTCGGGTCAATCTGCCTGACTTGAACGCTGACGCCGACGCCCCACCGATAAACACTGCCGCCATCACTGCGACCAACGAGAGTCCCGCCGACGATATCAATGTTGACGGTCTGAGCCTTGCCGGTAGACCGATCCATTCGCAGTGGTGCTGTCCAATCTTTTTTGATGTGGCCGAGAGAGAATCCCGGTCCTGCTTGATCGTCCCCAGCAGGACTGTTCGACTCTTCCCAACGTAGTTGCACCCCTTGGTCAAATCGCGGGGTGACTTTAATCCACGGACGACCACTGGTCGCATCCACCCCAGAGTTTACGATGTGCCGTAACCTTTGAGGATGCGACAGACGCATACCTAGATTTTCGACATAAGGAGATGTCCAGTGATTATGCTTAGAGAGTTTGTTTGCTCCTATGAGATCGTTGTGGTTGGAATCTAGCCACTCGTAGATAGCAATATCTGATCTTAGCTCAAGGTTACCCGGCTCCCTGAAATACTTCGCCAGACGCCCTGATGCACCGGTTGAATGGACTGTCTCACCAGGGCTTCTGGATAGTATCCCCCACTGGGTTTTATAATCCGTCCTCTCTCCATCTTGTCGCCCTTGATCGTCCCTGTTGTTCCAGTGCGGATCTTGAGCGCCTGACCCCGGAATCGGGCCGTTGGTCTTTATCAGATTCGACGTGCTTGCGCTGTAGTCATACATATCCCCCAAAAAGAACGTCAGCCCGGTAAACCCCCCATTGGCAAACTTATCTCTCAGGGTAGCAGCATCCGTTCCATTGGTAGCGGGCCACGTAACCGTATAATCCGGGGGTGGTCCATAACCGACAGGGGTAGTCGGAGATACTGTTGTGTGAGCTTGGATTCCTGAGAAATAGATAGTCGTGGAGTTTTCCCCAGCCGGACCATCTTCTCCAGCAATAACCGTGTCATTGACTGCGCTGTGAACTACGAGTTCTGATTTCTGCGCCCTTGGGAAAATCTGACCTACATCATTGTCTTCAATATCCGTAAGGAGTTCATCGACAGTTGAAATCAACTGATACTCGTTTGGTCCTTGAAGCGGGAGATTGCCAGTCGAAACGGTATCAAACGCGGCTGGAATAAGAGTTAAACCCTCTCCAGGGTGCCTGATCTCAATATCTGCCTCTGTCAGTCCCTTGAGCGTTCGACCTCCAATGAACGGAGCTATCGAGTCTTTGTCCACATACCCTTGAGACAGATAGCAAGTTTGGAAGACGTATTGTACTGAGCGACCCGTTCGCCCTCGTTGTCCACCCGATGCGGTATTAATCCGGTCTTGTCCCTCAAACGCGATGAACGGTTCTTCAAGCAGATCAGGAACAATCCTCAGATATCCTGTCAAAGAGGGCAGTGGCGATCTTCGACGTGCCACATTCCCTTGGGTCTGAAGTGAGTACGTCGGACTCGGCTCTTCCGGCCTCCTGATTTTATTCTCGAATATCTTCTGAAGACCGTATGAACCGCCGACCAAGACCAACCCGGTCACAAGTGCCTTAGTCACGGCAAAAGTGGTCGTAGCAGTAGAAGCAACGCCGAGAGTCGCAGCGGTGGCTCCAAACGACGTTGCCGCTGCCCCCACGCTTCCTCCAGAAACGGCTGCTCCAGCAATCGCACCTAAATACGGAGCCACAATAGCCAGGAACAGCATCCCCACAATCATCCCGGCTTGAGATCCGCCCCCGCCCCCACCTCCGTAGGGAGCGACAATCCGAGCGTCAATCAGGATCGTGTTTTCCTCAATGACCCGTGAGTCCCATTCCTCTCGCAAGATCCAGTTATCGTGCTCTGCCCCCATCGCGCACATCGTCGGCGCTTGGAACTCATCAATCCCCTGTTGTTCCATGAAGCCACGAATCGTCGTGCCAGGAACCACGTAGTACGCCCCACCGTCCAAATCGGGGTGCAGATTCCCCCCGACCACCAATCTGGTCTTTACAGGGGGCGAAAGAACTCTTGTCTCATCCATCCGGCTTGCCTCGATGCAGTGAAAATGACCCCTGCACCCTCTTGAGAATGTAGTATACGCCCCCCTTGCACATCGAAGTAAGTTCCGACGTGGAGCGGCAATCCTCGCGTGTACATCACGCAGACTGCCCCATTCTCCGGCTTGCTCAGGGGAGTGGCCTCAGAAGGGTCCAGAACGAGCCTACGAACCGCTCTGACGCACTCTAACGCGCTATCCACGTCTACCCTCACATCCTCCAGAGAACGCCCGAAATAGCGTTTCTGGACGTGCAGGAGCAGCCCGTAACAGTCGTACTCACGCGGCCCTCTGCCGCCCGGTGCCCAAGGGAGTCCGATCAGGCTGTGAAGATCGTCGAAATCCTGCTCAGTCAGCCGATTATTCGTCGGTTGCTGGTGCATTGAACAGGTACGGAGCCGTATCAGCGGTGTAGTACCGATTGGGGAACGGCCTATTCACCAGATCGGCCATCTGACAGGTAGCGCGGAGAATCTGCCCTTCCGCCACGACTGTCGTCAGTTGCATCTCGACTACGTATTCCGGCACCGCCGCTGGGAAATCCGCCGTTGTCCCACTGTACATCCTGTAGCGGACAGGAACCTCTTCGTCGGTCGCAACTGCATTGTCCAGATACTCCCCAATGTACGGCAGGATGTTGTCGATCTGGATGTCAATGCTCGGATTCTCCTCCGGTCGCCGGCGCGGGGGACGGATGTCGAATCCTACGGGGTCGAATCTGACCTGGCTGTTGGCGTCTACCGGGGCATCCGCTTCAAGGGTCGCTTTCAAGGAGTTGTAGTCCCGCACCACCCGAATCGGCGCGCTCTCCTTCTCTGGAGTGAAAAAGGTTGAATGGCGAAGCTCCAACGTGTGGTAAACCACCACGTCGTCCTTCACCTGAGCAAACGCCTCTTTGGCTGCCGTGCTGAAGTCTGCCATCAGGATATCGGGTCCAGAACTTCTACGCGGGCACTCACGTCCCAGAAGTTGACTGCGCGATATTGAAACTCCATCGCCTCGACGAACCTCACACGCTTCTGCACGAACGCCCCGTTAATCCACAGGTTCATCAGAAACACCTTCGCCCCGCCTTCCAAGGTCACGTCAAAGAACGTCTCCGCAGAGTCGCACTGTGCGTCCGTCATCTCCCACTGGAGGCTCCAGTTAATCGGTGCTCCGGTAGCGAAACGTCGTTGACGCGGCGGTCCCGAGTCCATCTCGGTACGGCGTACCATAGACGCACGCTGCCTTCTGTACCCCCTGTCTGCCGGGTCCGGGGGTGCCGTCGTCTGACCCGTGTTCCAATTCGGCAATGCCATCAGGTAAGCCCTCTCTGCTGCGCCTGAGCACTCAACATCGAGCCGAGCGCACTCCGTCCGTTACCCGCCCTCTCCGCGAGCTTCGCGTCCACCAGGTCGATGATGATGTCCATCTCCATCCCGTCTGGACCCTGCCGCTGCTGCTGGCGTGACTGAGCCTGCGTCCCAGCCGGCGCGTTATTGACCGTCACGTTCACCGGGCCGGAAGACATACGCGGCCCGCGTCCCTCAAGGACCGGATTTCCACTCGGACTGCCAATCATCAGAGGACTTCCGCCCGTGGCTATACCCGAAGGTGCTGGAGTAAGGCTCCCCGGTGCCAATCCGCCCAACGATTGCGCCAAAAGATTACCAGCCTGACCCAGCACCCCGCCCTGACCCCTAAGTGCCTCGAACAATGGCAAGAGCACTTGTAGGCGAAGAATCATCTCCAGTACCGATTTCAGTATGGAGTCCGCGAAACTCTCGAAGTTGAACTCCCCTTCGACCAGACTGTCCGCGAGCGTCGAGGCGAAGTTGCGTAACGATTGCGTGGCAATATTCATGCTCTCCGCAACCACCGGGTCCGCAAACTTCTTGCCCATCTCCTCGTACAGACGAGCATTTCTGAGCAGCAAATCCCCTTGGTCTTTGAACTCCGGGTTGATCTTGATTAACGCAGCACGAAGCAGTTCCGCATCCCGAACGACCGTAAGGAAACTCGCGCTGCCATCCTCAAGAGATAGAGCAAACTGACGAACATCTTCCCGCGCTTGCTGCCCGAACAAATCCTCAAGATTTATCAGACGATCTGCATCGGCTTGCGTGATGTCGGCGTTCTCGCGGATTATACGATCCACGTCCATCATGAACCGCTCGACCTCCCCAAGAATCCCTTCGGAAACTGGTGTCGCCCTCTGCAAGAGTCGCGTCAGTGGACGCAGCGGGTCTTTATCGTCATCTACCGTTGCCGTAATCGCAGGCGCAGGGCCAGCCGCTATCCTGGCTCGCTCTCTGACTGCCGCCTCTCTTACCCTGCGCTGCCGCTCTGCTGCATCAGCACCGCCGGCAAACGACAATGAGAAAATGGCTTCTTCCTCAAGACGATTTAATTTCTCAAGGGTCAGTCCCCCACGCTCAATCGCTGCAAAGTAATCCTCGACCTGCCGTGTGACTTTGGGACCGAATCTTTCTTCTACGCCTCGTCTGAAGCGTGCTTCTATCTCGACAGTTCTCTCGCCTAACGGGACTTCTTCAGCGAATCTAGTAAGAAGCGATTGAATCTGGCCCGCTGTGCCACCGAACTCACGAACCCGACCAAGCATCTGGTCTACGTTTCGCATGATGAACTCGGGACTTTGCAGGAACTCCAGATACGTCGTCAGAAGTTCTCGCAGGACCGGAATCTGATCCTCAAACTCTCCACCAATTACTTTGGCAAACTGCTCAATCTGCCTGAACTTGTCTTTGGCGGCTTCCTCAGACAAAAGCCCCTCACTGGCTATGCCATCTTGAAATGCTTTGATCTGCTTTGTCAGTAATCCGCCAAATGCTTCTCGGGCTTCCGCTTGAACAATGGCGACCTGAGCCTGCGCCTCTGGGCCTCCCGTCTCAAGCAATTTGATGCTTTCAATGACGCTTTCTGCACCGGGAAACAGACTGAGTTCTTTTGGTGCTGCTTGTCTGATTTTCTTCAGAATTGCCTGTACGGCTGCATCAAGAGCGCCCTCTCCTCCAGCCCCGGTCAATGCCCCTTCGGTAATCCCTTCGGCAATAACCGCACCTACCCTGAACGCCTCCTGCTGCGCCACTGTTCCAAGCGACTCGGCATCAATGCCAAGCGAACTCAAGACTTCTTTGGCGGACAAGGCGAAGCCGCTTTCCGCGTATGCGCGTTCATATGCTTCCGCGAACTCTTTCGCAGAAGCGAAGCCGGCTTTTTTATACGCCTCTGTTAAGTCAGTTATGAACGCTGACGAGACAACTTCGTCTGGGCTTACTCGAAACAGGTTGGTCAAAACATCGGTCAATCCTGCCGATTCTTGGGCGAACGCCTTGACACCTTCGGTATCAAACAACGCCTCACTGAAACCCTTGCCCTCAATAAGCCTCTCAAGGAATCCCAAAGGACCGCCTAGAAGGAACGTGTCCCTTATAGAATCTTCTGCCTCCTTGGACCTTGAGATGATGACTCGAAAAACGGCCTCTGCACTGGACGCAAGATCATCAAGGGCGAGAGCGAATCCGACTGCACTTCCGACCGCAAACTCCTTCAAGCCAATGAAGCCGCGATACGCAGTGCTCAACCTGTTCATTGCCGATTCTGACTCGGACAGCCTTTTCACCGCCAATGTGAGTGCTGAAACGAAATCTCCTTGAGCCTCTGATGCCCCCTCAAAGCCACGACGACGAAGTTCAGTCATCGCCTCTGTCAGTAGCTTGTTTTTCGCATCAAGTTCTTCAACCCGGCCTGCAAAATCCTTGGTTAGTCTGCTTCCACCCGCGAACTGCTCATTTACCAACGCCGATGAGGACCGCACCTTATCCAAGTTGGAGGCAGTAGCGGCCAATGTCGGAAGCACGCGCTTCGAGACAAACGATTCATCAAATCCCAGCAGGAACGGAGCCAGTCGCCCCTGCTCATTCGCCTCTCTCACCTTCGTCAGAAACAGATCGAAGAATCCCTCGATGTCCGTCTTGACCAACTCATCGAGTTCGGTGATCGTCAGACCCAACCCGCTGGTCCACGCATTGAGTTTTTCTACGTTGCCGCCCAAGGCCAATCCGACCTCATTGAGCACCGTCACGATAGCGGACCTGGACAGTTCTGCCTGTACTCCCGCTTCTCTCATGGCGGTAGCGAGGGACAACGCGAACTTCGCCGGTAAGTCGAAGGCAAGACCCGCCTTGGTAATCTCCAACGTCGTTCTAAGGATCTCGGACTCTGAAGCTGCTGCTGAAGTCGCTGCTGCACGCAATGAATCCGCAAACTTGCCTACATCCTGAACTCCAATATCCGATGCGATCTGAACAATACGACCGAGTTGAGTCGCTGCCTGCGGGCCTGACAGATCCGATACTTCCGCAAGCATCGCAACGGTCTTCGTGAATCGAGCAATGTT